TAAGATATTTCTTCGCTATCTATTTGTAAAAAGTTTGTTCCTGCAGTTGGAAACTGTGATGCATCTACTAGTATAATTCCTGTTGTTGCAACATCTGTAATACCATTTTGTAGTGTAGTTGTTGGATTACCAGCAATTGTACCACCCCAAGATCCCAATGACCAACCAAAACCTTTTGCTTGCACAGCTGGTCCTACAGGAAAATAATGTTGCACTCTAATACCACCTGATGTTGTTGCACCAGATCCTGACTCATTTGATGGCATCGTAATAGTTAAAGTTGTGCTCGTAGGCACAGTGGTCACCATAAATTTTTTATCTTTAAAATCTGCTTCTACAAAGTTTGAATTGGTAATAGATGAAAAATTATCTAATAATATTATATCTTGTGCGGATATATTGTGTGCAGAGCTAAAAGTTATTGTAACTGTCGGTGATCCGTTGGTCGTGGTAAATGCACTTGTAAGCGTGGTTGTAGATTTAATTGGGTGTATATCATAATACACACCTCCAGAGAAAGCATATAAAATTCTGTTTGTACCAATGATAGCGTACTTTCTAGCTAAACTATTTACGAAATGATGTAGTCCTCTACCAGCACCTGTAAGATTACTATCGCCTAATTGCTTCCAACCACCTATCTTTTCTGGAATACCATAACGAAATCTGACATTATCGCAGTCTGTCCATTGACCCTCTGCTCCAGTGTCCGTGATCTGTTTGTTAATACCTGGCTGAAAACCTATCTTTTGTAGCATAAAAAAACCTGTTTTCTAGGTTCTATATTAGTTTTTATGCAGAATCAATATCTTTAAGAATTAGGAAAGTTTAGGCCACTCACCCAAAGGTCTTGTGCCTGCATCAGTGTATGCGTATAGAGTTTCCATGGCTTCTGCATCAGCTGCACCATCGATTGCTGTTTCCATTTCATTAGATCTAGTTCTAATAGCTGCTCTGTAAGTAGCTATGTTAGATGGTATTGTAGATCCAGCATCTTCTGCTTTTCTAATTATATACCAATCACTTGGTGATAATAAACCTTTAGCTTGAGCTTTTATTTCGTTCTTAAATATAGTTTTTAAACCTGCAATAATTACTTGGTTACCATCTTCATCTAAAACATTGTTACCATCTGAATCTACTGCATCTTTATCATCTACATCTTTAGCTGTAGCTGGCGCATAACTTGCAGTAACAGCGTTATTTGCAAACACCATAGATTCTGCACCGTTCCAATAGTATCTTGGATTTTTTAGATTAGTGTTATCATATATGACTTCGTAAACACCTTGTGCCTCTCTTTGAGCAACAGTTGTCTCAGGAGACAAACCGAATACCCCTAGATTTGAGTTTGCTCTTACGATTTGATTATTTTCTACTTTTGCATACATATTGATCTCCTTTTATTGTATTTTTAATTTTTTGTCCATAGCTATTTATCTAGCTGTTACTGGCACCGCGGTTCCAGAAACATTGCCTACGAATGGATTTTCTGCAAAAGCCATATAAGTTATTGTATTTCCTGATCCATCCACTTCACCAGAACCACTTCTAATTTTAAAACCATTACTTAAAAAATCTATAAAGTCACTATAAGAAGCACCACTACCCTCTGCTCCATTAGTATTTGGATATAAGTGTTGAACAACTGGGTTATCGTCATCTCTTTTATTATCTACTATTCTCCAATTTTCAGTAGCATTCGCATTTTTAAACATAACAAAAGCTGGTTTAAAACCAAGATAAACAAATGGATCTGATCCACCTGTATAAGATCCAAATTTTGAATAGCCTTTTTTCTCTGCGAAAGCATAACAAACATAAGTTACACCGCTTCCGTTCACGCCCGCGTCCGTTCCAACATAAATTTTTGTGGCATCTGGGTTAGTTGCACTCCAAACATTAGCGCCTGATACTTTTGCGCTAGTTAAATTAAAATATAAATATTCGTTTGAAGCTATGCCTGGATGTTTTACAAACCACTGATCTGTGTTTGATCTACCTTTAATTATAACAACAGTTGGTGCTACGCCTAATCCATGTGCTAGGTGAGCCGCAACCCCAGTACCTGTATAAGTAAAAACACTAAAACCTGCTGTTGTGTTTACTGATGCTGTTGTTGTTATAGTGCCACCAGAGGGATTTGTTGTAGTGCCTCCACCAGCTAACCAGTTCCAACCAACATAAGTAGTAGTGCCAGAATTAACTTCTCCTGCATTTGTTAAAACATATCCATCAGAATTAGTTGTTAAAATTGCATCTGTTACTTCTGTGTTAGTATTATTGGTTTCAAGATATTTATTAATACCTGCTACTTGATTAAATAATCTATGATCGTCAGAGCCACTTCTAGGTTTTATCCATACAAAATCAGCATTAAAACCAACTCCTGTTATTGTGTGATCGTTGCTTCCATTACCAGAATAAGTAACAGTATTAAAATAATCTCCTGGTTTTGCAATTGCACTATAAGCCATAATTTTTATCCATAAGTATTTAAGTTAGATGTATTTAACGCATAAAAGCCTGAAGGTACAGCGTATTCAAAGTTTCCAAAACCATTAGCATCACTGTTTCCTGATGAGATACTAAATGATGGAGAGCCGAAATTAAATTCAAACTTAGATACAGCGGATCCAGAAGTATCATCTGTTTGTGCAAAAAAATAAGCACCATCATTTGTTGATGTAGCTGCAGTTATTGATATTGCACCTGTTCCTGTAGAACCTGATGTGGGATCACCACTATTTAAGAATGTTCCATTTTTTGAAAAATATAATTTGTTATTATCTAAATCCATAGCGATACCAATAATATCACCTGTTGTATATGTAGTGCTATATCCCGATACAGCTCCACCTCCGTTACCTAACACTGATCCATCTGATGAATAATAACCCCAACTATGAGTGGCATTTAAAATACTTGCACTTGTTCTAGCAAGCTCAGTCGCGTCTCCTGTTATACCAATTACATTTCTTGAAGTGCTGTCCACTGTTGCTTTAGCTTCACAATACCATTTTCCAGAAGATACTCCTATGCTTGAACAACCACCCCATTTACTGGAACCATTTGAAGAGGTTGTTGAAGTAAGATTACCATCTGAAAATGTTGGTTGATTGCTTGAAGGAAGGTTTAAAATATTTAATGTTGCAAAATTCTCTACACAGGTATCAGTAGACTGATCAATACTTGTTAAATTATTTACAGTAAAATCATTGTTTAATCCTGATGCATCATTACCTAAATTTGAACTGTCTTTAAAATCAAGATAGAATGAATTAGTTCCTGCAGAAGCAAATGCACCTATCCTTTTAGGCTTCCATATTCCTGTTGTAGAATCAGTTTCACCAAACGATGTTGGATCTAATGCTTGTCCATCAATAAATACAAATTCTGCCATATAACCATCATAATAAGGATTAGCTTGTTCTGAGTCTCTACCAATATTATGGGTTTGACCACCGCCTATCTTTGGTAAATAATTTTGTGATGGATATGTTGATGTTCCAAAAGATGTAATTTGTGAACCATTAACATAAAATTTTATTCTATTAGAATCTGTTCCTTGTGTAGTATCAACTGCGATTACAATGTGATACCAAGCACTAATGTCACGAAATACTTGTGAAGTTGTTAACTGAAATGTAGTTCCAGAGGCTCGTCTATAAGTTAATGTGTCATCTGATTCAAATCTTATAAATTCTCTTTGACTTGTTCCAGCGGTAAAAATTCCTTGTTCAGCTCCTAATTCTGATCTTTTTAACCAAACTGATGTTGTAAATATTTTATCACTTGTTCCAGAAGAAGAAAATGTTTTACTTAAATAATCTGTGCTACCATCATCAAACCTACATGAATTATCTATACTCTGAGGACCCTTTGGCCATTGATTGTTGCTAACAAAAGTTAGAACATCATTCATCCTCCACACACCGCCTGCTACTCCTTTAAATAGTCCTGCTACAGGTGTATTTGTTGGCCCGATTATTCCTCCGTTTCTTCTTGACATTATCTTGCTGTCCCCGCTGCTTTAGTTCCTGCTGTTACAAATGGATGCTCTGCAAAAGCCATGTAAATGTATGTTGCGTCTGTTGTGCCTACATCAGCAGTAGTTGCTCTTACTTTAAATCCATTAGAAACTATATCAATTCTATTATTGCCAGAGCTTTCAGCATCGGTTAAATTTGCAGATAAATTTTCATTTTGATCGTTAAAACCATCTCTTTTATTATCGTATATATTCCAATTGGTTGAAGATGCCGATGAGCTTTTAATCATAACAAAAGCTGGTCTAAATCCTGTGTAAGCAAACGCTCCATCATTATTACCATTTGCTACATAGGTTCCAAATTTAGAGTAGCCTTTTATTTCTTTAAAACAATAAGCTATTATATTATTTCCACTACCACTAACGGATGGATCATTGCCAATTGTAAATGTTGTTGAAGATTGACCATTAAATACCGTTGCTGAACTGTCTTGTGCACCAGTGCTATTAAGACCTAATTTATAGGTCGAACCAGATAAACCTTGATGCCAAACTCTCCACTCTGGATCATTTTGTCTATTTTTAATTATTATCATTGCAGGAGTAGCACCTAAACCATGTCCAACTGTAGCACTAGAAGCACCTCCACCTACATAACTAACAATACTAAAACCTGATGTACTATTGACAGACACAGTTGATGTTATTGAACCATCTCCGTTTGATGATGTAGAACCACCAGCTAACCAGTTCCAAAAAACCCATGTTTCTCCGTTTTTACCAGCGTTATTTGATTTTGATGAACTATCATTTCCATTTTGAACAGTAATACCATCACTATCAATACTTGAGATTGCTCCATTGGTGTTTGCAGTTACTTCTGTACCATTATTATTTGTAGCTACCCAATTATAACTAGAAACTCCTCTAACTCTGTCAACTACCATATGTGTTCTTGCACCTGATCTACCTTTGTGCCAGACCCAATCTGGTTGAAAACCAACACCTGTAATCGATTGAGTATGTCCTGTTCCATCACTGTCCTGTAAATCTCCTGTGTAAAGAACAGTGTTAAAGAACAATGCTGGGTTATCAATAGTTGTATAAGCCATTATCCAAACTCCGCTAAGTTTTTAGTGTTTAATGCATAATATCCTGATGGTACAGGGTACTCAAAGTTTCCATGTCCATTTGCATCACTATTTCCAGATGCGATTGTAAAAGCAGATGCTCCACCAAAATTCCAACCAGCAGTATATGCTCTACCACTTGAACCATCTGTTTGTAAAAAGAAATAAGTTTTTCCACTTTCTATTGTAACGTAACTAGACGGTGAACTACCACTCCAAGCATTTGAACCTGTCATCCAAGCGCCATTAAACGCCCAACTAATTCTGTTATTATCTAAGTCTAAAGCTATGCCAACAACACCATTATCTGAAATATTTGAATCTCCAGCTTTATCACCTAAATCAGTTGAACCATTATAAACTGTTCCTGTTCCAATCATAAAATAGTGACCAGAATCTGCAATTGCTGGTGGAACAAGGTTTACATTCTCAACATAAGTTGCACCAAAACCTATTCTGAATCCGTCATCATCGCCAGAGCCACCATCGTAACTTATTCTTTTTGCTTCTGCGTACCATTTACCTTGTGATACTCCAATGGTTGAAATTACAGGATTTGCATTAGAACTATTTGTCGATATTTTTGTATTACCTTCTGCAAAAGTTGGTGTATTAGCTGCAGGAATTGCTAAAGGATTCATGGTTGCAAAATTATTGCTACAAGTATCAGTAGACTGATCAGCAGATGTTAGGTTGTTTACAGTAAAGTTATTAGAGTTTCCTGATACATCTGCTCCTAAAGCACTACTATCTCCAAAATCTAATCTAAATCCGTTTGTGCCATATGTGCCTGCATATGGTATAGGCTCCCAAATATTTGTAACAGGATTAAATGCACCAAACGATGAAGGAGTAAGTGCTTGTCCGTCAATAAAACAATATTCTGCTATGTAATGAGTTCCAGTATCTGTTGATCCTAAATTACCTGATATATAGTGTTCTCTATTTTTATTAAAATAATTAGAAACTGTGTTTTGACTTGGCTGCACTTCAGCAGAAAAACTTGTTATTTCAGAACCATTTACATACATTCTTGCTCTATCTCCACTAGTGCTATTTGTGCTATCATAAACAAACATAAAATTATACCAAGCTGCTGGGTCTCTAAAAACTCTATCAGTTGTTAAATGAAAAGTATAACTACTTGTATAAGAAAAAGCTCTAAAAGTTCCATCAGTTTGAATAACAATTTCATCTAAGTCATTTGAACTATTTGCACCTGATGATAGTAAAACAACAGCTTTAGAAGTATCCGACCTTTTAACCCAAGCAGAAACTGTAAATGTAGTTCCTGTCCCAGAACTAAGTGCTCTATTTAAATAATCATTACTAGCACTATCAAACCTACATGAGTTAGCAATGGTTGTTTGTGGAAAAGCTAGAGGCCATGTGGATGAGGATTGAGCTTCAAATTGATCTTGTATAGACCATACGCCTGAAGCAACACTTGTAGTTGGTGTGTTTATTTTTCCTATGACTCCACCGTTATCTTGGTTCATTAGCTACTCCCTTTCGCTCCATCAGTGGAT